TAGTATTTCCCCTTTTTCATATTAACTTTTTTACCTTTTTTCTTTGCAAAGGCTTTAGCTTTTTTCATTCCACTTTTAGTGTATGAAAATTTTTTCTTTCCGACCATCGGCATAGTTTTTTCTCCTATAAAATTTTATTGTGTATTTGGGGGAAGTACCGCTAGGCAGAGTCCCCCAAATTCTATTATCTTCTAATAACGTAAGTGATTTCCATAATAGAGGTATTAGTTGATCCACCATTAGTTATAGCTTCAATAACTGATCCCTCATTAACACTATTTAGAGATGTTGGCTCTACTTCGTATTTCTTACCAGCTGAGCCTGATGCAACATGACTAATCGCTGCACTAGTACAAGCCACACCATCTATTTCAAAAGTGATCGCTGCAGTTCCAGTTGTAGCAGTTTGGTTATGTGCAAAAATTTTTATAATTCTTCCACCATCTGGTACATTTACAAATGTAGATGATGCTGTTGAAACATCAGGTATAGCAGAAGTTAAAAAATAATCGTTTAAAGTTCTCATGTTTTTTTTTCCTATTTATTTGCTTCGTTCCGTCATTGACTTCAAAGACCAAACAAAAATGTTAATTGAATATAGGGGGATTGCTCCCCCTATAATTAAAATGATTATGATGTAGTTAAATCAAAAACTGCACCACTTGCTTTTTGGTTTTTAGAAACCAAAGTATATTCGCAAAGTAGAGCTTGTTTTTCAGCGTCTCCAGTTTTTGCTAAGTTCATAAGAGAGAAATCTCTTAAATAAGCTGTAGCAAACATATCTGGTTGTAATACAAAACAATCTCTTGATCTTGAGAATCTATTTGGAACAACAGTCATCGCACCAAAATCAGATTCATAAACATCAACTGCAGCTACAAGTCTTTTGTTTTCAGCTGGGTCAAATCTAGTTGATCCACCTGTAAAACCAGAAAGAACTTGTTTGTTGAAAGAGCCAAGCATGATCATTGACGGATCACCACCCTCATCCCAACATTTTTTAATTACAGATTTTAATTGAGATTCAGTAAATGCTCTTTGAGTTCCATCAGTTCTAGCTGTGCCTGGAGTATCAACACTTGATACTTGACCATTAGCTCCACCTGAACCTGCATCTACGTTTTGTTGAATCCAACCTGCTAATCCAGCAAGTTCTCTAGCTGTAGAGTCATCTCCAACAACTGGTGAGTTGTTAGCTGTTAATGAACTTTCCATATCTCTTTTTAGCTCTTTAGAAGCTTTTGAGATTTGATAAGCTAATTCATTATTTCTACCAGCTTTTGATACGCTTTCTAAAGTACCAGAAACGATTACAGATTTTCTTGAAATCTGAGTTCTGTTATTAACTCTAGTAGTAGCAGTTGGGGCAGCGAAAGAAATTTCATCACCCTCTATTTGTGCATTTGTTGCAGAAGCACTTGCTAAAGCGTCAGTTTGCCATTCATGTAGAACAGCTGTTGCTTTTTCTTTACCAATACCACTCATGAAAGGTGTATCAGTAGGTGAGATTGAGTAAATCAGATCCGATAAATCTTCTCTCAATCCTTTAGCGTCATATTGACTATATGTTCCAGTTACCTGTGCCATAATATTCTCCTATTGAGGTTATTTATTGTTAATCATATCTAAGAAAATACTAGTAGCGTCTTTGATGCTCCCAGTTTTTTTTAGACGACTCAACTTTTCCTTACGCTTCGCTAAACTTATATCGCTTTTTTCGTTTTTAACCCCACTTGAGAAAACTTTACCTGGTTTAGATATTTTTTTTGCTAAACCTGGTTTTGAACTTTGCATATTTCTAAATTTCATAGCATCGTTCACCAACATAACAATTCTATGATCATAAACTTGTGCTACTTCTTGGTCATTAAAACCATAAGCATTTAAAGTTGACTTCATAGAAGATTTTAATTTAGATGCTTTTGTAGGATCACTAAACTCTGGCATCTTAGATACCAATTTACGTTCTTGATCTTTCAAAAATTCTCCAAATTGTTTTTGTTGTTCGCTTTGAGTCTTTTCAATAGCTTGATCAAGACGTTCTTGTCTTTTTTTCATTCTATGTTCAATCCTCATCGCTTCCGTTGGATCTTCTTCGTATAATTTTTCTAAATCAACACTATTTTTTTCTTGATTTAGTTCTTGTTGGGCTAAAGACACCATTTGATTAAGTTCATTCAACTTATTAGAATAGTCTTGTCTTTGCTTTTCCGACTCTGCCTGTAATTGCTTTCGTTCAAAAGCTAAATTTTCAGTTTTTTGTCGGTAGTCGGCATCTCTTGAGTAACCATTCCTCAATTCATCAAGGGTAACATCGAATTCTTGTCCATTAACTTTAACTTTGTGTAATGGGGACTCTTGTTTCTCTTGAATCTCAGATTGTTCTTCATCTTGAGTTGCTTCTTCGGAAGTTTCTTCTTGCGATTCTTCTTCCATTGTTTCCTGTTCCTGAGGTTGATCTTCTATTTGAGATTCCTCATTTGTTGGACCAGGGGAATTTTGTTCTTCTTGGGGTGGCTCACCATCTTCTTGAGTTTCTTTTTTTGTTTCCTCAGGGTTTAATAGACCACTTATTGTTTTTGTTGCTCTTTGTATATCAGTTTCAGCTTCCTTTAGTGGATTAGCATAATTGTCTGCCATACTTTTCTCCTTTAAGTTAAGTTCCTGTTGTGTAGGTTGACTTATCCTAAACTTGATTGTTTAGAATTTTTTGTTTTTGATACTTTTTCTAAAATCTTCTAATTGTTTAGAAGCTAATTTACCTGTATCAATAACTTCTTTTAAATTTTGTTCTACTTTGCCTACAATGTTATAGGCCAACCAAAGCATTTCTCTAGTTTCTTGTTCTTTTACACCAGTACTAAATAGACTATCTTGATAAGCTTTTTTTAATTTATCAAAAGACTCTTGTAATAAAGGATTTTCAAAGAGTTGTTTAGCCTTGTTCGACTGGCTGACTTCCTCTTGGAGCTTGTCCTGGTCCATCATTTAAGTTACTCACTTGTTTTTCTAGTGACTCTGCGCTTCGTTGTGCTTCTAAAAAAGTTTTATTTCTATTGTTTGTAACTAACTTCTCAAGATCTGCGTCTGCTTTTAATTTTGCTACGTCTATTTGTGAATTATATTTTAATTCTAATTCTTTAATTTTAGTTTCAAAACCTAAAATAGCTTCCGCAGTGTCAGCTCTTAGTTTTTTGTTTTCTAATTCTAACTCTGCTATTTTACGTTTTTCTTCACTTTGTATTCTAGTAAATTCAATTTTTTCAATTGGTGTAAGTGGTGGCTCAGGTGGTGGTGTAACCATGCCTTTACCCATATCAGGATTGACAAAATAATTTTCAACATTTTTTAAACCAGCGTTTTCTATAATTTTTGCTAAACTATTATAAATATTTTTAAGACTAACCATTGGGAACTCTCTATTGCCTTGCAATTGGAAAGCTTGTAGTTGTCTTTCTAAAATATTATTTAGCATTACTATTTGTTGTTCTTTTGATCCACTACCTAATCCAACAACAATTGAAATATTAAATCTATTCTTCCACTCTGTAGGTTTTACAGGTACGAATTGATTGTTTAATTCTACAACTCTTTCTTTGTCTTGATACTTACAAGTTAATTCAAAGATACGTCTAAACAAATCCTTAATCCCTGTTTCTGCAAATACTCTAGCGATCAACTCCATTCTCATTTGAGATTGAGTCATAATCGCATTAACCCCTGTCGCTGTTTTGTTTAAGCTATCAGCGTCTAGGCCTTGATTGTATCTTGTTATCCCAGTTCTAGTTTCTCTAATTGTATCTAGGTATTCTAGCAAAGGGAAAGCTTGTTGAGATATAGTTTGGTTTTGCATAGGGAACATCACTTGTGATGGTGGTTGTTTAGTTCTAACCACACCCCCTGGTCTTGACGTAAGTAAATCATCAAGATTAACTTGGCCATCCATAATAGCAACTCTATTGTTATTAGTTAAATACATATTATCTAATAACTGTCTCATCACTGTCGATTTAATTAATTGAACATCTTCAACTAATTCACTAACACTACGACCATAAAATCTATGAGGCATTGGAATAGGTGTTAAGCTACAAAAAGGAATATTATCACAAGGCATATTCTCTAGTATTTCATTTGCACTAGACCCTGCTACTATTACTTTTCTTAGCTCGGCTACGCCATCACCATCCATATCGCATCTTACATAGCACTCATAAACTTCGATGTCAGTTGTACTTTCGTCTGGTGCATCGTTTAATGGTGACTCATCTATATCGCTTAATCTTGTAAGTCTTTCGTCATTTAAAAGAATATTATTTGACGTTGGTAAATTTTCTATAACTTCTCTATCAAAGCCCATCTCTATAAGTTGGCTTCTAGTTTTCATAACTCTATGAGCTACAAAGTTTGCATCTTCGATAGACTTTGCACTTCTTTGAATTAGGAATTCTTCAGGTGGTACGTTTTCTATTTTAACTTTACCACTAGTTGATGTTCTTTTAATCACTACGTCATGCAACATAGGTGTTGGAAGATCATCTAATTCTTGATTAGCTTCAAGGTCAGGGTTTTGTTCTTGTTGTATTTTTTTTAAAGCTTGAATTTGTTCTAATTCTTCTTGTGCTTTTTCATCAACTCTAGTTTCTTCACTAACAATTTCTACATTGTCATCATTAACTAAAACTTGATATTCAATATCATTTAAATTTTTATAAGTTTCTTGCTCAACACTTGAGCTATCATCCCAATAAACTTTTACAATTCCATTTTTTTCTAAAAGTGCATCTTTAAACCAAGTGTATAGAATACTAAAACCATTATTATCTTTGTTAAAAATATAATTAATATAGTTTGTAGCTTGATCACTTAATGGAACATCTTCGCTTTTTACAGGCTCACATTTAACCACTTGATCACTAGCTGTGAATATTCTTAACAAGTTAGGTAAGATTGTTTCAACGGTGTCGGCTACGTCTGTTGATACGACTTGTGATCTACCATCAATCTCTGTGCCAAGCTTTTCACCCATGTAAT